GGGCTATCCTGTACTTATTATTCACTGATTAAAAGCTGTTCCAACTCTTCGATTTTCTGCTGAATTTTCTTTTGCATAAACTTAATGAACTCCGCCAATAGAAAACGGTTGGAGATTGTAAAAATATCGCTGTTGCTGCCATAGCCCGAAGCTTCCGCAAACCGCAATTTATAAACCGCCGTTTCAAACGTATCTTCCTGCTTCAATTTATCCGCTGCTTCATCGAGTTTATCCATAGCGTTGATAAATGCGGTACGGTTGCGGGAAATCTCTTTTTTCCGTTCAAGGTCGGCCAGACATTTCTCCAGCTCTTTTGTCTTACGGTTTATCTCCTCTTGCAGCTTGGCCGCTTCATCCTTTTTAGAATTTTTCCCTTTACCCTTGGCGGGTGTATCGGCCGACTTCTCCTCTTTCACAGGTTGTTTTGCGGTTTCTTTCCCTGCCTTACCGGCTTCTTTCATTGTCTCTACTGCTTTTGTCAATTCTTCACCGATTGTTTTTACTTCTTTTTCCATGTTTATAAATTTTAAAAAGTTAATAATTAATGATTTATATAATAGTAATTAATCTATTTCTCCAACTTATGCACCTGACTTTCCGCAAAGAGGTAGCACAACGGAAAAAAGTCCTCTTTCGCATCCTCTTCCCGACCTTGTTTTTTCAGTTCCTCGATGCGTTCCCGCTCCGCTTTCGATGCAACGGGCATTCCCCATATAAGCAGTGCCTTTTCACCTTTACGAACGGTAAAACCTTCTTTTTTCCACTCCTTGAAAGTCTTGAGGTTGGTGTATCCTTTGCAAGCATAGTAAAACCGCAACAGACCGTTTACCGTATCATCCTCGTTGCCCATGTATTCGCCCATCTCCCTGCGGGCAACCAAAGACTGCGACAATGTTTTTAACTGCTGCCTTTTCAGAAGCCGTGTTTCACGTTCTTTCTTCTCGTCTCTTTCCTTTTTCATAATTCCATTTATTAAGATGTTATGTATTAAAATATTAAGCCTCTATGATTACAAAATCCTCTACCGTCTGAAAATAGGGGTCGGCCGTTGAAAGCAGTTCCCACTTTTTCCCGTTCTCATCCCGAAAAAGAATGCTTAGTTCCCTGATACCGTCAAACTTCCTCAATATCTTGTATCCTTTGAAATACTTGTTCAAAACCTCGATAGCCTGTTTGTAAGTGAATGTTTTCATAATGCTGCAAATTTTATGTTGAACCTTGAGCTTCCGGGTGTGAGCCTTTTCATTTGGCTGTTTCCCTGATTGGAGCTTTTTTTTTCTGCGTCGCCTGTCGCTACGCGGTATGTTTCGCCTTTTTTACGCTGCATCAAAAGGTGTTGTAAGGAACAGGAGCAAGTTTTTCAGAAAACCGGAACGGCTTGAATACTACCCAAAGGGTGGAGATTTTTTATGAAACGCCAGCTTGAACTTGAGCCAGTGACGTCAACATTTACCTTTGCAGCACAAAAAAGCGAAACTGCGTAGTGATAGGAGACAGAAATAAAGGGCGACAATCAGAAAAGGAAACAGCCTGCAATACATAGTTGAAAACTATACCGCTCTGCCCGGTACATCCTTTGAATAGACAATACCGGGCGTACCTGCATGGGTGCAAAAAAAAACAGACAGAAAGCACTGCTTTCTACCGATAAAACGCGAAAATTCCGTGTGGTTAAGTTTGGTTATGCCTGTACCCTGTACAGTATCTATAACCAAGCGTACCACACGGAATTTTCGCGCGCCCCCACTCCTACGGGCGACTTCCCACCATATTCGGGCGTTTTTCAACCGAGAAACGCCCTTTAGAAAACTACATTCCATTGAAAGACAAAGAACAAACCCCATTCCTGTGATAAAATCGCAGGAATGAAACAGCTTGCTGCCCGAGCCGCGCCGTCGTCCGTTTGCAATCGCAGCCGCCCGCCCGCATTCGGAAATATGACAAAATATTTACAGTCCCGTAGTTTCGTGCCCGTAGTGCGCCCCATCCCACCCATACCGGCACACCATACAAAAAAGCCCTGCTATCCTCACGGACAACAAGGCCAGGCTAAACGAAATCAACAAAAAGAAGTGTTATACAGAGGCAGCACCCGATACACTCCTGCCTATCCTCCACACACGAATATACTCCTTTCTCAATATGAAATATTTCAGTGCATCCGTCAAGTTGGTAGACTCCTTAGGCAGTCTGTGCGTAGGCAATTTATCCCCAGTCTTCTGCTTGACTATCAGACTGGCACTGTTAGGACCGCTCGCTATTTTGGTTTCCGTCACTTCCATTTCCGACTTAAGGTTCGGACAATTATATTGGTCTATCAACAACAGAAACAGATTGCGCTCCAGGTTCCCGCTCAGCAAGTCCATAAAGAAACGATATTCCAGGTTACTGCCGATATTCCCCTGTCCCAAAGACATTAGCTGCACTTGCCATCCGGTACGATTACCGTCAGCATCCGTTTCTATGTTCTTCTTTATCTGCGTAGCCATATCCGCACCTACCCCTTTGTAGTTATTCATGGCACGGTCATAATACAGCTTCAGTATTTTACGTCTGTGCGGTTTGAAGTAGTACAGAAACCTATCCGCCAACACACGCACACTGTTCGGTGGAAGCGTGTACAGTTCTTTCATCACGCGCATGATATGCCCGCTCCTCTGCCCAAAAACCATGGAAAGCATATTGCCCGCATCCATGCCTGCTTCCAGCGGCTTGCTCACATCCAGGTAACGAAGAACTGTGCAGTCCTGTTCCCACCCGAACGGATGCCGTTCTATCACTTCATTCAGATAGCCGTCCGAATAAAAATGCTTCATCGCCAGATTACAATAAAACATCTGGCCAGCCTCCAATTTCGGAATGATGGAAAGCACATTGCATTCCAAACCCTCAAGCCCTTCCGCAAACTCATCCGTGAACCAGTCCTCACCCAATACATCCGCATTCACATAGGAAGAAGATATGAAAAAAAACGATACACCACGACGCGTCTTTATCCAGCGGGCTTCCCAGCGTTTCATGTTCTTTCCGGCAAGTTCCAGGGAACGCCCGGCGGCCGTCAGCTTTGCCTCCAAAGACCTGTCGGTCCGGAAACTATTCTTCAGCTCATTATAATGCTGCAAGCAGGCCAGGTATTCTCTTTTCGTCTCATTGTAGACAAAACCGGTACGCAGCATCAGCAGTATCTTTTTCTTATCATTCTGCTTCGCCAGCTTCAAAATCCAGTCATATTCGCCCAAATGGTTCGGGTTCGGCATATCGGTCGTAAGGGTACGACTGCGATACCAGACACTGTCCCCATACTTCACCCGAAAGCCACGCACCGCCTTCAGCAAGTTCGTGAACTTTTCTTCCGGGAAATACTTCACCTCGTCCCCGAATACGCCTACATAAGAGCGTCCCGCACCGATTGCCGGGCGGTCCAATGAGATAAAAGTGAAGTTAAAGCCGGTGTAGAACACCATTGTATTTCTCCAATCGGAGCATACGTTGTACATCCGTTCCTTCCACTCCTGAGGCGGTTCTTTGTTTATCACATAATGTCTGTCAAGTTCCCACCCCAGCATAGACAACCCGTCAATAAGAGAGGGGATGATATTCTTGTGCAAATCCGAATAGGTATCCGACACCCATGCAAACGGCGCACCCGGACAATCGTGCGCAACTTCCTGCACCCGTTCCGCAAGCACCTGCACTGTTTTGGCAGAAGCACGCCCGGCAACCCAATAGAGCGACCATGGCATCATAACCGATATGAGCTGAGCCATCCAATTGGAATAGCGCAACTCCACATCATCCAATATCTTTAGTTTTTTCTTCCTGGTCATCGAGCATTTCTTCAAAATCAATATCAACCACATTGGCATCACGTTTCAGCCGTACCTTCTCCCTGGATGGTATATCCGGCATCGAGTCAATCTGAGCAGCCAACAGATTCCGGTTGGCAGAAGGAAGCCCCACCTTTTCCGGGTCAAGGTCATACACCTTGAAAGGCTTCTCATCCAGTTCTTTCGGCTTCACCGGGTCCGGTCTGTCAAGCTGCTTAATCCTGGCAGCCTGTACGGTCAGATTGCCGTACACTTCCATGTCTTTGGAGTTAACTGCGTTCTGAAGAACCACATGGGCAGCTTTCATCAGATTGTCAAACACCATGTTCCGGTGCGCATTGTTCTCTATGGTATCATTCAGGTAGAACAGATTAATGGCTTCACTGTACATCTGCCTGGCACGCATCCGTTCCACATTAAACGGCTCGTGCATCAGGAAAGCGATTGCATTGTCCTTACCATATTTACGATTTATCCCCACCAGGGCATACAGCGCATTATAGTAATCCAATTCATCACCGGTCAGTTCTATCGTACATCCTGAAGCAATGTAGTCCTGCAAGGTCTCAAAATAAGATTTTTCAAACATCAGCCTATATCGTCATAAAATATCTTACTAATCGAATTACGATACCCGGTCGCCTGGCGGAACTTATCAAACCGCTGCGCCTGAGTCACGTTATCCCCCGTCTCCGCACTGGCAGCCATAGCCAAACCCTCTTTGGCCCGTTGCAACAACTGCCCACGTTCATAATGGTATTTCAACGGAGACCCTACAAGGTTGAAATACCAGATAAAATCCGTTTCCGGAACATTGTAATACATTGCAATCTGTTTCGGCTCATAACCGATACCGGCCAGCCGTCCCAGTTCATCCATGTCTATCCGGTCAAACCATGGCGGATCTTCACGCCATTTTACCACTTCGTCCGCTACGAAACTCATACACTTCCTTGTTTTTTAAGAATACATACTGCTCTTCCATTGCATTTTCCCCGTAATTTCCCGACCCCTCAACAACAAAATAACCTGCCGTTGTGTCAAGACAGGTTATCTTCTTATGACTCCAGGAGAAAGACAACTCAATCGTTCCTTCCCGGTAGAGCTGCATCAGCCGTTCAAATACCTTCGGCATCCGGAACTTAATCGTTTCCGAAATATGGAGATGAATGACGCCGATAAATCCTTTTTCCTTCCAGCGGAGCAGCGCATTAATGATACGCTCATTCGTCGAATAGGTCGCTACATACAAATGATTCACCTGCCCTGCATGCTTTATCAGATACACAATAAAGGTAAATGCCGTAAAACTCTTCTTTGTCTCGATAAAAAACGCCTCGTTTTCCTTAGGCAAACGTCCGCATAATTCTTTCAAGCTATTCAGCTTGAACGTCAACATTGTTTCAAAACGTCTGGTGAAAATACGGGAATCGGACATTTCTTTCCGGAGTTCCTCCAAATTAAAATAATAACTCATTCCAACAGACGATTTATATCTGCCAACTCCTTCTCATAGCCGGCCAACCTTTCACGGCGAATCGCATCCAAATGCGGTTTATCCCCTTTCGCCAGTTCCGACTTAACCCGCCAAATATTATTCTCCACCTGTCTCAGCCTACGTACCAGTTCCTTGACCGGAAGTTTCAGAAGCTCACTCCTGCGGCGGAACTCGGCAAAAGCCGGATGTTTTCCCAACAGCGAGTGGTTTTCCTTGTAATAGTTCAACTCTTCCCATATCATCCGATTACCGATATAGCTATCAATCAGTTCACGACTGACAGTAGCGCATTCTTCCAAAGAGGTGCAATCGCGCAATTTCCGGTGTAACCGCACATAAGCATGATACTTGCTGAACTTACGCGAAACAAGCGCTTCCAGCTCCATGGGGCAGTCCGGTTCATTCAGGAACGGAAATTCTTCACGGAAAGAGAGCGGCTCTCTCCGTGAAGCACTTCCCGTAAGCTCCCTTCAATTCTCAAAATCGGAAGAAACCGGGAAACATTTATCAAGGAATTTTTCCAACCAAGAAGAATACCCCGAAACAGCATTGTTCATAAACACCTTACGGGATAAGATATCAATCACCTTATTCTCATCCGGACTCTGCGATACTACAGGCAGCAACACCTGGTCGGTTTTCCAATCAAGATACACCGGCTGTGTCGGATATGGATGGGAATTATAATAAACAGAAGTAAACAGGTAACCTCCCTTTTCCAGTTCCGGGAACCGTTCAAACATCGCAGTCAACTTCTCTTTATCAAACAATACCGGAGTATGGGTCTCATAATTCAGGCATGGCAAACCGTTCTTTTCCAACAACATTGCGGTCTGTTTCATATTCTCCGCATAAAGTCCCTTGAATCTCATCGGAACAAGCTTGCCCGATACTTTAGGAAGTGCTATGTGTGGCAATGCAACCGGATTCATGACATAGATATCATCACTACTCCAGATGAAATATCCGGTCACTTCAGGAGAAGCTACAGCAATTCTCAATTTAGCGAGTGTATCAACCTGCGCATTATCGGATACACGCTGATGCTCGATAAAGGTAATTTCTTCGCTGAACCAAGCCTCACGGTCACCGATGACCACCACATTGATTCCGAAACGTACATTCTCCTGCCAGGAGCGTAAAGCATACAGCAGCTCTCTGCCCTGAGCAAATTCCCTGCAATAAGGAATAACAACCGTTATATGGACCTGAGCCGTAGCATTCACTTTTTCCATTTCAGACAAAGCCTCCTGTTCCGGCGCTGCCATACCATCATTCACATCTGCATGGGTGATATCCACCTTTGTTAACTCATCTTTTTCAGTTTTCTTTTTCGTTGCCATAATTTATTTTTTTAATTCGATACAAAAATATCCCCTATCAATATCCTATAAAAGGACAGAGAGGCGCATGCCAAGCAAACGCCTCTCCTATAACCAACCTTTAAACAAAACTACATTCCGTCTCCGTCAGACGACAATTCCGAAGCAGGCGGCAATCCTAAAACAGCGTTGATTTCCTCGCTGTCCGTTGCCGGAATTAGGCTCTTGGCTATATGGCCGATAGTGCCACCGCGTAAAGAACTGGCCAAATTTATGGTATTCTTATCCCCTTCCTTGTTATCCTGAGAATCCGCCTTGGTCATCTTGAGCGGAGTACACGGTGTTCCGGCAATCTTCGCATCATCCCCCGAACACCCGAAAACAATCGCCCCCAAGTTCTCATTAATGTTGTTGTTAACAAACTCATCATGTTCCAGCTCCGTACCCGGATGCTCATAATCCACGTGGTGAATGAATCCGCGCGCATCATCTTCCCCCTCACTGGTATGATAGATGTTTATTGTAGAATCCGTAGCATACACCGCTATCGGTTTTTTGCCTTCCGCCATTTCAAAAGCGGTCACCTTCACGCCCTTTTCATCACGGGTGCAGGTCTTAACGTCCTCCCAACGGAAAAGCATAACATAGGACTTCTTCCCTTTCGGACGTCCGGCGTTCGATGTCTTTTTCGGTACTGATACCATTGTATAGTTTTCACTCATATATACCTCCTTTCATTTCAAATGCCATCATCAGAAGCCGAAGAAACAGAAGCCTCTTCTGCCGGCGGCAGATAAGCGAAAATAGCTTCAGCCAGCCAAAATCCGGTAGCCTCCCACCATTCCGCAAAAATCTTCACATCGTAATTCTCTCCCTGCATCCAAACTTTTGCACTCTGAGGGTCTTTACTGCGCAGATGTTTGAAGTTCTCTTTCGGTGTGATGAAGAACACACCCGTACCTCGCATGCCTTCAAGCGGCACAAACGAGAACTTGGAAAAATCGACCTTGATTTTCTCACCGTCCTCATTCTTCAGCCAAGGATATTTTTTACGATATGCCTTACCATAACGTGTTACCAAGTCCGGGTCCGCATGGATAAACATGGATTTTTTCTTGTACAGAGGTTTCACTTCCTCAACCGCTTTCTCTATCTGGTCAACCAGTGTCGCATCCTCGAGCTTCTCACCATCGAGCAGCCAGGTTATCGCTTCATTATTCGCTTTCTTGAGTTTCTTCAATTGGGTGACATAACCGTCCATGACGTCATTAGCATCCGTAGCGGCATCACCGTCCTTTGTAGCCGAAGTTTCCTTAAACTCACCAACCGCCAATGCGATTTCGCGTTCCTCGTCCAGTTTTGGGAATATAAGCTTATACAAGATGTATTTCACTACCGGCATATCTTCCGGTTTCAAGTTCTCATCATACAGATAGCCGAGAATATCCTCCATGATGTCCGACGGCGTAATGGGAACGTTGATTTTACACTTGTAGTTCTTTATTGTCAGCGGAGTGAACTTAGACTTGCCTTTAGGCGTCCACTTCGGAACGAACTGCTGAAGCACTGAATCAATGGCAGCCTGCTGCGCACGTACTTCCGTCTTATCCGTTACCAATGTTGACATGTACTTCGTGGACTCCGTAGTACCCATCAGTCCTTTGAGTATCTCAATCCGTTCCGAAGATACATACTTCCCAAACTCCTTCTGGAGTTCAGTTGTTTCAATGGTCGAGTTACCACTGTATGCCGCACCTTTGAAAGCTGCGTCCAAATAACGGTTATGCGCCAGACTCATGTCCGGTTTAAACTTATTACCCATCTCTGATTTACCCCCATCAACCTGCTGACCGGCATCCGGAACCGGTTCTTTTGTCATTTTTTCTATTTGCGCATCTTTTTGGGCAATCTCATCCTTCAGAGCTTTCACTTTATCATCCAGTTCTTTCAAGGATTTACGTGCCTGGGCAAGCGCTGTCGCGTTACTGTCGCGCTCCCGTTCCAATTCCGTTCTCACTTCATCGGTAACCGCTTCCTCTGCATTCCTACCTTCTTTCTCAAATTCGGCGAGATCCTTTTTAAAGGCTTCGACGAATACCGCCCCGTACTTCTGCTTCAACTGCTCTTCCTGCGTAGAAAGAAGGATTGATTTTCCTTTCTCGTCTTTCGCAAAGGCCGAGATGCCCAAAAAGCCAAGTACCACGCTCATTACTTTTCCAAACATACTTTCAGGATTTTGAGTTGATATAATTGTTAATTGTCATTTCCGCATTGATTTCCCGGCTACGCCGTACAGCATAATCCTGGTTACCGATACTATCTATAAGTCCAACTTTCAGCGCATCTTCCGCATAGAACATGCGTCCGCGAAGCAGTCCTTCAGTCTCCTGCTTCAAACATTCACCCCGGTTCTTCCTGACATTTGCCTGAAAATCCCTTGCCAACGGGTCCAGTTCTTCGTCACGGATGGAAGCGTAATCACCTTTCTTGGCCGCTTCAAACGGAGCATTCTTGTAATCGGAAAGATTGGAGTAAATAGTATGCACCTTAACACCGGCATTTTCATAATACTTAGCATAATCCGGAAAGCTCATCATCACACCGATACTGCCGAACTCGGCAGATATGGTATTCGAGGCAATAATCTCATCACAGTAGGAAGCAGCATAATAAGCAGCCGATGCACAAAGGTCACAATGTGCAACAACCGCTTTTCCTTTACTTTTTGCATAAAGAATGGCATCGACCAGCGGTGCAATGGCATCCACTGCACCGCCACCGGAATCGATGTCACACAAAACAGAAGAGATATTAGCCGAGTCAGCCGCATCACGAATAAGGGCCGCATATTCCGTTATCCCGTAACTGCAATACGTACCATACTTCAGCATAGTACCATGAACCGGAATGATAGCCGTACTACCTTGCGGAGCATCGCTGAAGCTATTGCCGAGTCTTGCGCTACGCCCATCTTTTGTCGCAATCATCAGCGGTATAGCTTCACGCTCAAACAACCGACCGGTATCCTGACTATCAAAGTCGCGTTCCAACAGTTTATCGACAACAAGCAGGTTGGATTCAACCTCCCGGAACGAAACGAACCATTTGCCCCGACAGACCGCACTATATAAATTTGAAAACGCCATTATATTTGTATCTACTAATAAACGATACAAAGGTACAACAGCGCCACCCGCTTAAAAGGACTTTAAATTTTTGGCAAACTCCGCACTATCACGTTTAAAAGAGAGGGTTAATTTCAAAGGAGAACCTGCATATTCCGTTGAGAACGACACCGGGAACTGGTCCGTGCCTACCACCTTGCAGTCACCATTCGATAAATCGAGCAGCACCAGCCCTTCCTGCCGTACCAGCTCCTGTATTCTCCCCATATTGGCTTTTCCCGTATCCGTAACAACAGCCTTAAGCTCTTGTTTCACTACGCCTCCGGACATATCGCAGCTCTCTTTAAACTCTCCGGAAGATATTCCGATAACTTCCCAGCCACCGCGGACCCTAATAAAATCCGCACCTGGAAAATTTCCAACCGAAGCATCCGCTATCGGAAGAAAACGCATGCCGCATACCTGCGACCGTCTGTCATCCTGATTCATTTTAGTTAAAAGTTTAAGTGATATTCAATTGAAAATCCGTTTTTTACTTAAAGTTTAACAGATTAAATAATGTTAATCAAAAAGGGTCAGTTGTATGTCATGGTTCACTTCCTTGACAATCCGCCGGCGATTACGATAATCATACTTCTTCACCGCATCATAATTCAATGCGTTGGCCTTGATATTATAGGCAGCCAGAAAGGCCTTGATAATCCTATCCTGCTTATACCCTTTCTCATAGCCTGAAACAAAGTACTCACGAATACGGATGCGGAACGATGCCTCGATATAGTCGCGAAGCATCTGCTGTTTCCACTCCGGAATATAAATAAAATTCTCTTTCAGGATAAAATGGTTCCATTCACGGATAGGAAGACACAGCTTTATCGGATGGTCCTTAAGAGGCTGCTGGGGCGGACGGTCACTGACTGTCACCATAGCCTGAATAAATTTGCCCAGGTCATTGGCCGATGTGACCTGTATATATTCGTCAGTTCCCCTCGTACACCCAAATTCATGGTAAAGGAAATCATGCAGATAAGGTTGCAGTTCAATCGTTACATAAGGTTTCATATCATAAATAGTTGGTTTCTATGCAAATATAGTCACTATATATAACATTGCCCGCTATTTTTCCGGCAAAATTCAACGCATAAAGTAATACATTTATACAAAAAACAGTTTCAAACTCAAAATATCTCCCCGTTCTCTTTTCCTTGTAACTCCCAAATAACTTTTTGCTCCGAAATTTATGAAACTATGTAACCCGTTACTTTTTAAGAATAAAACATTGATTACAAAGCACATATACAAGTAACAATAATCCGTTACAACTTTTTTGTTCCAAATCACTTTGTTACCTTATGCAGAAAACCGACCTATAAACGTCAGAGTTACAAACCGCCTTTTTTTGTAACCAAAGTTTGTGACAGTTTTGTAACCCTATTATCTTTCTATTTTATAATGTTTTATCTCACTTTTCAAACAGAGGTTACAGAGTTACGAATATTTAGTAGTAAATAAGGGAAAGGTGTGGAAAACCCAAAGGGCAAGAGAACGGCGCCTTTGCCTTAAAAAAGTAAAAGCTCCGGACAAAATGTGTCCGGAGCTTTCCAAATACCACCCATACGGTCTTACATCCTACGCATGAGCCTGCGAAAATTGTCAGCAAGCGGTTTACGCCGCAACTTGGTGTAATCATCATTCGTTTCAAAATCCATCCAATGTTCTGAAGCTGCAAGAAACGCACCGACTGTAACAAGCAGCCATTTCAGATGTTCTTCCTGTGAGGCCTGCAAGTTCAATACACTACCGGGCTTCATCAGCTCCAGATAATCATAAACCTGCCGGGCATACTCATAAAATCCGGTTACCCGCATCATGACCGGAAGATAGGTTTCAAAACGGCATATCAAATCAGAACGGGATGTTTCCATTACTATCTATATCAGGTATGAATGTAGCGGATTCACTTCCTTTCGGAATGGTACGTAAAAAAATCATCTCTTTGGTCTGCCCTTCCACTTTTCGCAGCAGTCGTCCGGAGGCATTCAGCAGCTCCTCCGGATTCAAGACCTCAATGTAGGGGCAGAGATTTGCAAAGCCTTTCAGTGCCTTGGTAAAACGCTGCATTGTCCAATAGGATTTGGGAACCTTGGCGAATGCGACAAAATCATCATACGCGATATCGCGTTGGATAAACTGGTTCACATGCTCTCCTTCTTCCGCAAAGTAGCCATAAGCCCAATCCTCAAAGCTGGCCCCCATATCCGCTTTATACTTACGCTTAATAATATTCTCCATGGGCGGTTGTATCTTAATCCCCTTATCGGCCATGGCCAGATAGAACTGCAAGCACTGAGCGAAGAAATTAAGGTCCTGGTTCCAGTCCTCTTCCGTGTAGTCATTTGTCATAAGGTTACGGCCAAAATCATCACGGATAGAACGGGTTTCCAAATAGTCATTCTCCGCAGTCTTTTCATGATAATAATCGGAGAATACCATATACAACAACCGGGCATTGGTTGAAGGGTCGAAATCACGGGGCACGTAGTTTGTCGTAAAGCCAAATTTCGGCGATTCCTCGAACTCTATAAAAAAGGATTTGTTATTCTTGGGGTTAACGGTCATACCGCTGGTTATATTATCATAGAACTGAGATACCGGCAGGTATCTGTCACAGTCGTCAACCAGAACGAAATCCGAATGTTTATCCACCTGGTCAAATACATGCGGATTATCCAGCAGCTTCGGATTTCGTCCGGAAAGATTAACCGTCCGCATGAAAAACCTGAAGCATTTAAAAAGAAAAGACTTGCCGCTACGGCCATTGCATTCGCCATCCTCACCTATTTTATTATCCATTGCATAAAGCGCCCACGCACGTGAGGGGGACTTGTATCTGTGAAGATTATAACCAATGGCATATATCTTATTCAACAGATTCAACTTCTGTTCCTGAATCTCTTCAGACGACAGCAGCGGCCCGGCAATATCAAACTTATGTTCATGCCGGTATCTATCGGCCTCTGTCACCCTTTTATTCTCCCAGGAAGTCTCCAGTTCCTTACGCCAATGTACCCGGCTTGTATTAATAAGATAGCTGAAGAAACAACTCTTATGTTCCAATACATCCACCCCGAACACATCACGTCCCTCCGCATCGAGCGAATGGGTATACCGGAACATGGGCGGAAGGATGCTCACCCTGTGCTGTATCACCTTGTTCTCCCATACGCACCGTTTTTGGGGAATCGCCCCCTTGTACTCGGTTATCCCATTCTTGGTTATCTCCCATGTCACATGGCTGAAGAACAAGAACTGGCTCTCAGAAGTATAATTCGTAAAGTCCAGCATTATCTCATCCAACTGGGACAGCGAGGATTCTCCGGTACGAGGCGAGTTCAGAATAAGATTACGAATATCCACCGGAAGGAAGCGTTCTATCGTAAAGCCCTTCAGGAATGCGGAAATATCCTTCGCATTCACCTGCCTTACGATACAGTCGTTCATCCTGATGTACCTCACATCGTCCGTAGTCTCATCTTTCAAGGTATAGAAACCGTTCAAGGTAAGGAAATAATGCAGATAAGCCGTATTAATATCATAAGATTCCTTCTTGCTGCGCTCGCTCCAGTTCTTCGTCCAAAAACGTGCAGGCATCGCCAATGTAAGCAGATTGCGAAAATCTTCATTATGTGGTCGCAATCCCACAAAGTCACGAAAATCCTTGCGGGGTTTGCCCCGGTTGTCACGATAATCGGACAACCAGGAAGGCAACCACACCGTATGAATATCGAGGAAGCGCAATGCAAGTTCCGTTCCTTTCCGTACACCGGTAGAGTCAATATCGGGAATGTTATAAATCACCTCCACGTATTTATAAATTTCCTTTATCTCTTCCGGAGAAACTCTATAAGTCTCCGAATTGAACCATAGCGGATGACA